TTGGCTCCATAAAGAGAGCCATGGTAATGAGAGATCCAGATTCAATTTATAGAAATGTAAACATTTACACAATTTCAGAAGATGAAGAGGGTTTATTGATAGAAACAAATTCAGCAATTAAAGAAAACTTAAAAGTTTGGCTATCAGGAAAAAAGATGATTAATGATACTGTTGACATCTTAGATGCCAAAATAGTTAACTTTGGGATTAATTTTTCTATTTTGGCAGATCGTTCGGCAAATCGTTTTGATGTTTTAGAGCAGGCAATACAAGCTTTGGTTGATAGATTTGGTGAAATTACCTACGACATTGGAGAGCCAGTGTTTGTTACTGACATTTATAATGTTTTAAATGATGTCGAGGGAGTTGTCGACACGGTAGATGTTAAACTGGTACAAAAGATTGGTGGAGTATATTCAGATTTAGATTTTAGTTTTGATGTTAATATGTCAAATGACGGAAGGTTTATAAAAGTTCCAAAAAATGTTATAATGGAATTAAAATTTCCCTCTGTTGACATTAAAGGGGTTGTTAAATAATGGCCATAAAAAGATATACGGCAAATGCTGACACTACAATAACAAATGCTCTTAAAACAAATTTGACAACTAGGGGCACGGGCTCAAACATGGGTGCGGCAGATGTTCTAGAAGTATTCTCGATCTATGGGCAAGCTTCTGGTTCAACCGGGCTATCTCAGGAATTATCTAGAATTTTGGTTAAGTTTCCTGTCGATGACATTTCAGATGATCGTACAGCGGGAACAATTCCAGCTTCAGGGAGTGTGAGGTTTTACTTGAGAATGTTCAACGCAGAACATGGCGAGACCATTCCTAGAACATTTTCTTTGACAGCGGCGGCTGTGACAAAGAACTGGGAAGAGGGCACCGGTCTGGACATGGTTGAATATAGTGATGAAACTTTCGACGGCGCGGGGGCAAACTGGACTAATTATTCCGCAAACAATTCGTGGTCAACTCCCGGAGGGGATTATTCAACTGATTCTCCATCTGTTTTTCATAAGGATTTCTCTACTGGAATAGAGGATTTAGAGGTTGACATAACTACTCTGGTTGAGCAATGGGTCAATAGCGCAGGAAATGTCTTGGGCTCAAAAAGTAATTATGGAGTTGGAATAAGGCTAACAGGTTCTCAAGAGGCCTATTATTCCAGAGATTCCAGTGGTGGCATTTTACAGAATTTAACCGGAGCAACGCAGTCCTATTATACTAAAAAGTTTTTTGCTAGAGGGTCTGAATTCTTTTTTAAAAGACCAGTCATCGAAGCCAGATGGAACTCTGCAAGAAAAGACGACAGAGGAAATTTTTATTATTCTAGTTCATTGGCCCCGGCCCTAGAAAATTTAAATACAATTTATCTGTACAACTACATCAGGGGAAGATTGCGAAACATTCCAAGTGTCGGCACGGGAGATATTTTGGTAAGCATTTATTCTGGATCATCAGATGATACATTTGCATCCGGATCAAAGATTCAATTGCCGCTTTCCACATATGTCACAACGGATCTGCATACAAACGTAACAGGTGGATGGGTTTCAACCGGTATTTATTCAGCATCATTCGCCCTGACTTCAGCGGCAACACCAGTTAAGACTTTTTATGATGTTTGGCATACTGGTGGGGTGGAATTTAAGACAGGTTCTTTTAGTATAGAGAACTTTCATAATTATGAAATTGCACCAAGTGACAAGTACGTTGTTAACATTTCAAATTTAAGGCCAAAATATTCTAGAAAAGAAACAGCACGTTTTAGACTTTATACGAGAAAAAAGGATTGGTGTCCAACAATCTACACAAAGGCAAGAAAAAGTCCAGAAAATGAAATTATTCCAAGTTCATCATTTAAAATTTTAAGACTGGTGGATAATTATGAAGTGGTAGCATATGGAACAGGAAGTGATTTACATACACAATTGTCATACGATCTTTCTGGTAATTATTTTGACTTTGACATGTCAATGTTGCAAGAAGATTTTTCGTATGGTATTAAACTTACTTTCTATAACGACTCGATAGGTACATGGGTTGAGCAGCCTTACATTTTTAAATTTAGAGTGGAAGAGTAAAACATGAGCCTTAAAAAGTATTTCGCCGAGGGTTACACAAAAAATTCTCTTCCAAATAGTGAAGAAACTATTAGGAAAGAGACAGAATCTTTAAAATACATTTCAGCTAGAAATGCCGAAAAAAATAAATTTATTCCGCATGTTGATTTTGCGACAGCATCAAATTTTGCTAGGTATGGATCAGCTGAGAAGTATTATGAAGATGCCTTTTCTTATATTTATCAAGAATATCCCTATGACGGCTCTTTAAAAGAAAAAACGGAGTGGATCAACACTTTGTCCGCGATAGACAAGCATGTGTTTGATACTCACTATCCCCGTTCCGCCGGTTACGTCATACTTGGTGCAACTTATGGCTCTAAAGAGGCCGCCGTTGCAAATTATGGCGGTGTTCCAACTGCCTCTTATGAATACATTCGAATAAAAGGTGGGCCAAATAAGTTTTTTGACTTGGCTGGCGATCGTGATCTGCCATCAGCCAAGGCTCTGTTAACAGGGAGTGGGAACATCTATAAACTAGATGTTGGTCGATCATCTAATCTTAATTTAGATCTAGATAATAAATACAGTGGTTCAACTGTTGAATTTTGGATGAAGAAAGATGAGATGGTTGATAGCAATGTCAGCAAAAGAGAGGTTATTTTTGACTTATGGAATAATCACGCTTCTCAATCTGCTGATTATGGTCGACTAACGATTGAAATGCAAACAGAAGATACGTCAAACGCTATCTTTAAAGTAACTGTACAGTCCGGTTCTTTTGATGCCTCGTCCGGTGGACCGAAGGGATTTTTTGCACAAGAGATAGGAACTCTTAAAAGAGCGGACGTAACAAATTCAACAAATCATTATGCCTTTAGCTTTAAGAACAATGGCGACACAATTAGAACTAGATTTTATTTTAATGGTGATTTAAATGAAGAAAAATCTATAGGCACCAATATTAATGCTGTTACTGGTGCTATGATCGCTAACATCGGAGCACTGGTTCATTCTCCGTCTGGTACGGCTTACGTACCATCTGCGGTAGGCTCAACTACAATGAATGGTTGGGGAAAACTTTCCGCCTCTTTAGATGAATTTCGTTACTGGCGAACTGAAAGAAGTGGCAAAGAAATTGGAAGGTATTATCGCGAACAAGTTGGAGGGGGTACAAATTCCGATAATAATAAGCATGACAGATTTAAACCAGTAGAGCTAGGTGTATATTATAAATTTAATGAAGGACTAACTCAAACGGCTAGCGTCGACTCCGTTGTGCTCGACTATTCAGGGCGAGTTAGCAATGGAGCGTGGACAGGCTATGTTAGTACATCCAGAAATACAGGCTCCCTGATCGATGATACTGGGATTAATGAGAAGAAAGAATTTAAAGATCCTATAGTATATTCTTTCCACCCAGATGTGAAAACAAAATTAAAAGAATTAAAAGATGAAGGTAGGACACACGATCATCAAAACACAGCCCTTCTATATAATAATTTCCCTAGGTGGATGCTGGATGAAGACAGCGAAAGTACTTTATACAAATTGACTCAAATAATGGGTAGTTATTTTGACACCCTCCACCTGCAAGCCGAATCATTGCCTAGGTTACGAGACGCTAAATATGTTAGTAGTAGTTACAAACCTTATCCATACGGTGAAAAATTATTAAACTCTGTTGGTTTGGACTCACCAGAGCTGTTTGTTCAGTCTGACATTTTAGAGATCATAGAAAATCGTGACGAAAAAATACTCTATGAAAAAGATTTAAGCGAGCTGAAAAATTTAATTTATCAGAACATTTATAATAACTTATCTAACATTTACAAATCAAAAGGTACCGAAGGATCAATAAGAAACTTAATCAGATGTTTTGGTATCGATAATGAATTATTAAGAATTAATGTTTATTCAGATGGTGATACGTATCGTTTAAAATCAAACACTCGTGAAGAAACAATAAGAAAGACATACTTGGATTTTGGCGGATCCGGTTCATTTGACAGTTATGCAGCCACAGTTTATCTGACATCATCGGCCACAGATACACAAGTAAGTCCGGGATACATCTCAGGGACACAAAATTATCTAATGGATTATATTCCAGTGACAATGGAATGTGAAGCTATTTTACCAAAGAGAGAGTCTAGACTGACTAAGCTTGGGTTCCGTGAAGATAGTTTTTTGACTTCTTCTCTTTTTGGTGTGCATTTAGCAAATCCAAATGGGGATTCTGAATTAAATTGGCCCGGATTTGATCAAGACTTAAGAGTGTATGCTTGTCGTACCAATGGCTCCAAAAACGCTTTTTTCCGTCTTACCGGTAGTTTACCAACAGCTTCTGCGGCCGGAGGTGTTCAGCTTAATACTTCAGTCTTCCCGGAGGTTTATGATAATCAAAAGTGGAACTTTGCGGTAAGACTTAAGCATCAAAACTTCCCTTATGCTGACGGCTTAGACGGATCGGCCACATCGGATCCAATTAGAAAAACTTATATATTAGAATTTTATGGTGTAAATTACGAAGGCGGCCGCTTAAGACAAGAATTTTTAACTACAGCATCAATTGTTGTAGGCGATTCTGCTAGAAGCTTTTTGAGGGAACCCAAAAGACCTTACATTGGAGCCCACAGAACAAACTTCACAGGGACAGTTTTACAGTATTCAGATGTTAAAATTGGTTCATTTAGATTTTGGAACAGTTATTTATCAAACGAAGTAATACAGAATCATGCAAAAGATTCACAAAATTTCGGTTCCATGAACCCGTCAAGGAATGCTTACTTTCTAGCCTCAGCCCTTACCGGTGTCAATGTGCCGGAAATAGAAACATTGGCGCTAAATTGGGAATTTCAGAGAGAAAAAGGGAAGGCATCAAACGCTAGTGGAGTTATAACAGACATCTTGGATTGGTCTTCTGGTTCAAATGCGGCATCTGGCATACAAAATAGACATAAGTTCCTTGGCGCTATTTTAAAGCCGGCCCACACGGGTAGGGGAATGGGCTTCTCCGGAAGCACTAGTCAAATGTTTAGTGACGAATATGTTTATGCTTCTGTGCAAAAACCGTTAGAAACAGTTAATAGTAGTGACATGATTAACATTTTGACACAGGATGATGAGTTATTTACCAGAGACACACGACCAGTTAGCAATGTGATCACGGTCGAAAAGAGCATGTATCAGACTGTTTCAGATGAAATGCTCAAGTATTTTGCCACGATAAAAGATTTCAATAATTTAATTGGACACCCAGTTCATCGTTATCGAAGGGAATATAAGCCTTTATCAAAATTAAGGCAATTGTTTTTCGAAAGAGTACAAAATACACCAGACATTGATAAATATTTAGATTTCTACAAATGGATTGATTCTTCAATCATTAGCATGATACGCCAGCTAATGCCCGTTACGGCAGAAATTTCAGAGGATTTTGGAGACGTTATTGAGAGTCATGTTTTAGAAAGGAACAAGTTTCACAATAAGTTTCCAACAATTGATACAAAAGATCCCGAACTAAACACTGGAATAGAAGGTGTCAATCGCCTCACTTATAACTGGAAGCGAGGTAGTGCTCCAATTTCTGGAAAACAATCCGAAAACGAATTTTGGTGGGCAAAACGCGCCTCTAGAACTGGCTCTGTCGACATCTCGACCAATAGTACATTTGTTGACATCCACAGAAATTTAATCTTGACAGCCAGTTTGCAGGTATTAGAAAGAAGTTATACAACGCCGTATCGATTTTTAGTTGACGAGCCACAAATGATTCATGGAGGCGTTAATTATCCGCCATCAAAGAAAACGGATTATATCTTAAATGCTGTGAGACCACACGGGCCGCAGTTCGACATTACATCGATGAGGCTACCCAGAAATACAGCAGTTATTTTGTCGAGTAGTTTTTCTGCTAGTTTTAATAAAATTAAAAGCACAACAGATTTTCAAAACGATAACCCCAACGGAAAACAGCGAATTCCTTTTCAACTAATCAATCAGGGAGAGGATGACACTGAGGCAACCGGTGATTTTTCATATGCTCGTGGAAAAGGCGACATGTTGGCGCCATTTAGCTTATTCAGTTCCTCAGTTTCGACTGGTTACAGCAAGCTAATAAGTGATGGTTTCGCACCGGGCGTTGATATTACAAACTTACATTCTGATGATTATGGAGAGCTTAAGGGAACTCCAATGCAAGGGCCCTTCACAAATGCACATGTTGGAGGTAGAAAACATAGACATGTCAGATTAAATCGCTCAGCTTCTTATGATTTTGTCACAGTTAATGGCATTGATGATGAGAGAACCAGACCAGAGGCTTTCAAGGTTTTATTGGGTGCTGATGCAGATAGTACCGGTGAAGGGGGTATGATTGGATTAGTTGGAGCGGATTATCCCAATTTGGACGAAACATTTTATCCGGATGTTGATACTGCTTTTTCAACGTTCTATAGAAATTCTATCTCAAAAAGGCCGATAAACATTCGCAACATTAAGTATACAACTTCTTCTGCGATAATAGGAAATTATAGAAACAATTACGAAGTGGTTCAAACAACCGGCCGAGCTTTAAATAACCTATATTTCAGAAAAAATAATGGTGTGGCTGCTCAATATGCAGAATCTGCTTATCTTACCGGTGTTGTTGATTTTGCTCTTCCTCGTAGAGATTTAACTGGTTCAAAATCAATTATCGTCAATCGATTTTCCGCTCCGGGAGGTTTTGAAGTTAATTCTAGAGGGTATTTAGATGTTGAAGCAGAAGAGTTCTCAGTCTATAATGCACTTCCTTTTAGAAACTTAGCAGTAACATTGCCTCTGAGGGAATTGCTAACTAAACATGCCGGCCCATTTGGACTGGATTGGATGTATAGTGTAGATGGCGACCATTTCCCAGCTATCAATCAGGGTGGTTCAAAGTTTCCGCCATTTCCGAACCCAGAGACTGCATTTTTCGGTTCTAGCACTTTATCTCACAATTATCGCGGAAATGCCTCCTATCATAAAACCAATAGAAACCGTGGTAGAAAACTCATTATTAGTGGAACAACAGGCACAGAGCGCCAGAATGCATATTCTGTTATAACAGCCAGTCAATTTGATAATTTTTATGTCCAGCATCCAATTCCCAGAAGCGATTTGCAATATTCATGGATTTCATCTTCTGCTATAAGTGCTAGATATACCGGGCATGCCCGAAAAGATGGCATCTATTACACAACAACTGCTGGCGAACTCCCGGCAATCACGTTTGTTAGCTCAAGTGATTTTAAATCAGGCGTCTCAAGTGGTATTCGTAGTTTTGGGTCTGTTGAAGCATATGCAGATGATAATGCTACAAACCTTATAGGAACTGATTTTCTAGGTTTGAACATTCACACTTTGGACGCTATTACTTCCAGCACAAACACTTTGGGTCTTCCGGCGGGAACACCCATAGAACGTTATTTAAATGCCACTAGAGCCAATCATACGGGCTTCCTCGATGTGGTTTATGACTTAGCAGTTGCTCCGGGAACAGCATCTGCTTTAAATGCAATACTTCTTAATCGAAACGGACCTTATGGTTATCCCTCTTGGAAGCAAATAAGAACTGGAGATCATAAAATTATAAGGTATTTGGACAGGAAAAGTATTATTTCTCTAGAAGATGCACCAATTTCAAAACAGGGCAAAGGTTACAAGGTGCAAAGCCAAAGGGGTGATACTGTTAGTCACTTTACTGAATCAGCAGTTACCTTTGGGAACAAACCAGTTGACATAACAATTTTGTTTGGCAATTCAGATTATAGATTTAAATTTTCCTATGATAACGAAAAAGAATTGTTCAAAAACCCAGAGATCAATAAGAGATTAAGAGATGCAAATGCAGAATTTAATTTTGAACTCAAATCTTATAATGCAATTAAACAAGCGGCGAAAAACAACGTTGTAAAAAAATTAAATTATAAGCAAGAGATTTTTCCAAAAGAGGTTAATACCGGTCTAAATAGAGTTCGTTCTAGAGAAACTTATGCTGAAGAGGCTGGTTTTGGTTATAATGGTTATGATCGGATTTCGCTTGATAGAAGAAAGTTTTGGGACGCCAACGGAAAACGAAATAGATCAAGCACATTTTCAGATTTTACTAAACCTAACAGAGTTGCCGGATCGGGTAGTTTTTTGAATTCAATGGGGCAGAAATTTGGAAGTAGTGTTTGGCCCCTAGAAATGTCAGTTTATCCAAACGCTAGAAATAATGTATTTGATGATTTAACTGTTAAAACGATCGGCGCTGACCATTATGATGTGACATCTTATTTCGGAGGCGGTGCATTTGTAACCGGCAACTTGCAAGTGGTATCTGGCGGCGCCATTGGAGAGCTTCACATTTCACTAGCCGGCAGAGATTATAAGACATCAACTAATACATTTAGGGAAGAAAACGCAATTATTCTTGATCCCAATCTCAAAGGAATGTTCGGGAATGTCAATTTTCATAACAGTGGCGCGCCTAAAGGAGTAGGTGAGGAATTGATTCATGCGTTTCGGTACCCCACAGCTTCTATTTTTTATGCCTATCTTCCAGAAATGGGCTTTTCAGCTTCTGCTGAATTTATTTTCCCGTATCGAGTAATAGAGCAATCTGGGAAAAAACCATGGTATAGCTCATATGAAGAGTACGCGGATGAAGTCAGATTGATGGCCAAAGACCATTCGCTAATTCCCGAATTTAGAGTCAGTGAAAATATAGATTATTATTTGTCAACGGGAGATGGCACCATCTTTAGAAATGATAAGTTTCTTAGAATCGATGGCGCCACAAACGTAACAGCTAGCGCCGGAACAGAAAAAAGTCAGCCATTTGCAGACACAGCTCCCCTTAATGGCGAAAACGAAGAATTTTTCAAAGTATACTCTCATTCTGATTTCTTGAAATCATTTAGTGATATAAAAGATGATCTGGCACTTTCTTTAGACAAAATGACTTTGACCTGCAAGGCAGTAAAGAAAATCCTTCCCTATAACGGGTTTTATCCAGTGACTAGGACGACCCAATTGGCGGCGTTGTTATCACAATCGGTTGCTCCTTTTGTTTCTGGAACATATTATGGAAATAAATATAACCCAACGTCGGTGAACAGGCTTGAAGAGCGCCCTTTAAGTGGTGCTTTAGCTGTGCAATCTTTAATGCAGCCATTTTTTGCTCCGGGGATTGTCTATAATACAATAAAATCTGGTATTGCGGTAGATTACCCTGCATACACGGGCTCTGTCGAGAGCATGGGTATTGACATAATGCAATCCCCTCCGGCATATGCCATAGCATCAATTGCAACTGAAAAAATGAACTGGAGAGTTCCTTTTGAGTTTTTAACAAATTTAGAATTTGAAAAATCGCTTCCCGATCAGCCGATTTACTTGTTTGCTCCAGATAAAGTACAACAACAAGATTATAGCGGCATTACAAATCCAAAGCAAAGATATCCTTATTTCCAGTTAACCAAAGATAGATTAAATTTAAGAAAGCCAAATTTTGAATTGGCGATGAACAACTTTTTGGGAGAAGTGCCTCGCTTTTTCTTGGAAAACGGTAAATTAAACTTTTTTAAGTCAAAACGAACAAAAGATTTTAAACCGTTTGTAGTTGGAAACACATATTACATGGACGTGAAATTGTTTAAAACGGACAATTTCGACATGATCCGAAGCGCTGTATCCGGTGTTATTCACAATACAATTGCCGGTGGCGATGTTGACATTTTTCCAACAGAGGGCAACGTACATAATAGATCCAGATCTTATCACGGCCGGTATTTTGGTCCTCCGGTTCAATATCACACTAACTCTTTGGGCTTGCAAACACATCGTGGGCTAGAGTTTTGCGATCCAGCTTATGCTCCTTACACGCCTCCTTATTTTTACGGTGTTTCAACTGTGACTATTGCTTATTATGCAACAAAAACAAACCCAACAGTTGATGAGATTATTTCAAACGCAACTTATTCTTATGGGAATACGGCCTTTGATGGAGAATATGCCGGATCTGGATCTACAGTTGGAATTTTCAAAAGACTTCAGGCCACGGGCTCTTATTTTCCTCCAAATGGAGAGGGCGGCACAACAAAGAAAGTGATGGCAGCTTCTGCATCGATTATGCACATTAGCTCTTCTATCAATTTTACAAATTCAAAAATTGAAAGAAAGCAGGGCTCTGAGACTGCCGGCGGCACTACAACATTTAAATTTGATAAAGGTACAAAAGGAGAGGACGATGTTTGGGTTATCTCTCCAAAGTTTGAGTGTCCTACACTAAACTTTAGTGCCTCTACGGATCAATTCCCCACCAATTATTCCGGAGCCGTCGGTATGTGGTCGTCTTATGGCCAGCAGCCGGCTGGAAATGAAGGCATCTATTTGGAAATAGCAGACACATATACAAAAGGCTTGGTGCTTCCAACAACTGGTTCACTAATAGATCAGTGCGGATTTGGAAACTCAACTGATGAGTCCGGGGTTGAACAGATTGGAAGTCGTGCTCAAAGAAGAAAAATAGGTAGAATTGCAGAGAAAAAGAGAATTCACGAGGCAATAATTGCCATACCCTTTTTAGATAAGGCAATTATAGAGGAATCTGTCAATGTGGGCTTGGGGGGAGAATCTTTAATTAACAAGGCTTTTTCAACCGTCACCAGAGAAGAATATAATGGTCGACATTTTGTCTCTATTAATAAAGAGATCTTTAATTCACAAAAAAGAAATGTTTTAGAATTTAATTCTCCTGCTATTAAAGCCGGCTTCTCGTTTAAGGGAGAGGTAGTAACAAGAGACATTAAAAATACATCTATTTCTGACATGATTAAAAAAATGAACAAATTTGTTATACCGCCACAATTTGATTTCTTGAACATTCCAACAATCGATCCCTTTGTTATGTACATTTTTGAGTTCTCGGCCGAATTAAATAAGCAAGATCTTGCAGACATTTGGCAAGGTGTCATGCCAACACCCAGAAAAGGAAATGGTTTCTTGGCAGAAAAAGAAGAATCAAAGATTGTTCATGGTTTTTCAAAATTTGACTTCTACGAAGGGAACCAAAACTTTATTTTTGGACAGGAAGATAACAAAGTTCGGTGGCTAGTTTTCAAAGTTAAACAAAGGGCCGAGAAATTTTATGCAAATATTGCAGATGCTAGATATTTAGATGGTGAAGAACAAAAGAAAACAGGAACTTATGCTGACTTGATTCATTATAATTGGCCTTACGATTATTTCTCCATGGTTGAGTTAGCAAAAATTGAGGCAGACATGGAAGTTAACAGACCACCAGCTAAATTGAGCAATTTCACAGGATTGGAACCCAGCGCCACAGATACCGGCGTGGTAGATACTTCCTTTATACAAGCGACAGAAGAGACAGGCCTTGCGCCGGCTGGAACAGTTATTGCACCGACTGGAGATGATACTAACACAATAACAACTGCAACACCAGCCGGAACAACGATTGAAACAGGTCAAACAACTGCTGTAATAGGCAATCAGGCAGCTGCCAATGTTACTGGTCCGGCAGCCACAGCAGTTCAGGCACAGATAAACATACAGGATAATTCGGTTTTGAATTTGGGAGATAATTCTGCACCAGCCATTCAAGACGATTCTGTATTTGACATAGATTAGGAGTTTAACAATGTCATTTTTTGATAAAAAAGAAGATGTTATGCACATAGAATTGACTCCATATGGAAAATTTCTTTTGTCAAAAGGAAAGTTTAAGCCTGAATTTTATGCTTTTTATGACGATGACATTGTTTATGATGCACAATGGGCAACACCGGACGGCGATACATTCACCGAAGTTCAAAAAGATATACACAACAGGATCAAGGATCAGGTTAGAGTAAAGCCTTTGTTCACTAGATTTTCTGCCGAAGAGAGAGTGTCAAAAAATAAATCTCAAAAAGTTGCTAACTCTTCTGGGATGTATGACAGCGAAAAGTTTCAGCTATCAACTCAGGAATATAGAGAGAAAAACTACTCTCTATCTCTTCCTCTAGGCACTTCTAATAATCTGTACGACTATGCACCAGCATGGTCAATTTCTTTTTTAAAGGGCGGTATTGATCGAGGGGTATCTTATGTTACGGGATCCCACAATACAACTAGAATACCACAGCTTGATTTAAAGGACATCGTTATTACAGCTAGAGTTGATGAGGACTTCTCTCCGGACGAGGACATTGAAAATCCAGAATGTCAATTTGATGGTGGAATTTTTCATGATGAGTCTGAAGATCAGCCATTTGATGATGGGACTTTTGTATATGTAGAAGATGACTACATTATGATTGATGTAGAAGAATTAAATGGTGAATTTGGGAACGAAAACATCGAAATTCAGCTTTTTAAAAAATCTACTAAACATTCTGGATTAGGGCAGACCACCAACGAAGAGACATGGGAGCCTTTATATTTTCCCATAGAATTTAGCAACATTGACAAGAACGGCCTTTTAATGGATGAAGAGCAAAATGATTTAACAGAAGAAGAATTGGACTTTATAAATTCTAATAAAGCTTTTGTTTCTCATTTTTTGCAAGTACTGATCGACAAAGAAATACCAGAAAATCTGCTTTGCATTCCAGAACTCGCCGGCCGAGTTAATGTTTTTGGCAAACAAAAGATTAATTGCGAGACAGAAGATGCAACTGAGGGTAGAACGATCGACGATCTTTATAATAGTGAATTTGACGATGAAGCAGAATTTTGTCAAGATGATTTAGAGGACACATCTCTTGGCGGAGATACCGGCTCAGGTACCGGTGGTTCTTATTGAGGTAAATAACTAATGTCTGTTTTTAACATAGAAAATACTTTTGATACAATTGGGCCCAAAGTTTTAATTGATCGAGTAACCATAGAGACTGGTAGGGTTAAAGTTGATCTGGCCATCCAAGAGGATGTCGAACTAGAAGATAATCCAATTATTAATAATAAAGATTATTTAAAATTTTTAAGTGTTTATGTTGTTTGTGTCGACACCGACCAAGAAAGATTTTCTACAAATTCTATAGAGTTTCAGAAAGAAGTAATAAGAAATATCTATAAAAAGCAAAAAAAATACTCTATTAGTGATTTTAAGTTATCAAATCTTTTATTCCGTTTGCCCGAAAAAGAATTTAAAAATTATTATTTAAGTCATGATTTTAATTTAGATGATGCAAAAAATTTGACGGTTTTTGCATTTTCTTATTTTGACACCGCCGCGATCATCACAGAAAATGGCTTAAAGGGTTTGGATGGGTTTGTTGATGATACATTTTCCTATGGCCCATTAGCTGGCTTGTCTGTGTTAAAAAATGATCAAGTCGACGCCAAAAACGTTTCTGATTTTAGAATAAGAAGAAAAGTAGAAGAATTAAATTTGGATTTGTCTTTTATAGAAAATCGACTAGGCTTGGCAATTCAAAGATTGGGCTCTCAAAAGTCAGTTGAAATCAAAAAGAATCCCGCTCTTTTTAGTGATTTATGGACATCTAGAAATTTAGACAACACTTATGGCTTTTCTTTTGTTTTGGATTTATACGAAGTATTAGAGCAAAATAGTTTCTTTTCCGGATTGGTTAAAAGAATGATTGCAGAGAGAAAAATTGATGATTTTTTTGAAAGTAGAGAAATTTTAAAAATTTTAGACATTTCTGTTTTTCGGAGAAGAGTTCAAAATCTACGCTCTAGCGCCATGCCCTTAAGTGAGATTTCAGTCGACACTAGAGAAAATGAAGCTCCAGAGTTATTGATGGACAATAAAAAGAAAAAAATTCAAGCCAACATTTTCGACGGAACAGAGTTTGGGCTACCTAGAGAAAAATTAGTTATTTCTTTCAGAGATGAAGAAATAGTAAAAGAACAGACAGGAACATATCAATATATTCTAGAAATAACATTGTTGGACAAAATACACGATCACATGTCCGAAATCATTCAACAGTTAGAATCTTTTAATAATGACATTAAAGATTATAATCTAGAGTCATCAAAGATTGGCTTTGACAAAGAGAATGGAAATCGTTTAGAAAATACATTTGGGTTTATTTCTGCACACATTGAGCAAAAATTTGATGACATACCTTTAGAAAGGGTTGATGGATACTATGATGTTGTTTCTAATCGTTTTACGCAACAATGGGTAGAGGATGGAGCAGAGTCTTATGCCATGGTTTTAGCGGCTATTGATTATTATGTAGAGACTTTATCTTTGTTAACAGATTTGCAAGACAATGGCTTCATAAAACTGGGCTTATCAAACATGGTGGCACCCCAAACAGGTAACCCACGAGGTGTTCTAACATTGCTTAAGCTTTATTCTGACATGATTTCAAAGTTGAAGACGTTGGTTGGTATAAGCGTAAATCGTACAAAAGATCTAGGATCCAGCGCAGAGCCAAGAAAAGCGAAACCTTTAGCACCTAGGACATCTAGAATTTTTAAAATTAAAAAAGAATTTGCAAATACGGTTGAACTTTCAACTCGACGTGGTTACGCATATGATTATTTAAGCCCAAGTGATTTAGGTGAAGAGCCAGATTATTCAGGTTTAATTAAAGTTAGCAAATCATTTTATGATAATCGTGCAATAACAGAAACAAAGCAATTTTTCCAACTTTTAAATTCTAGTATTGCCCTAGACATAGCAACGGGAGGCCCAACCGGAGTTATCATTAATCCAAATGATTCACTGGATCAGAACTGGCTTTCTTATTTAACGCCATCGGCAATTAAAAGTCACTCAAATAACTTCCAGACGTTAAATTTGGCGTGGAATAATAATAGATATTTAGACACAGAGCTTAAAGTTTTGTTTTCTAATTTTAAAAACATTGACGAAGAACCTGAAAAGGGATATGATTTTCTATTAGATAAAACTTTTTTGCTACAAAACTTAGAAGCCATAGAAAATTTATTTACCACTCTTTTTGGTTTTTCAATTCCATCAAAAGATTTAAAATTGTTTGATGTATTTAGCGGAAGCACATTCAGAGTTGCTGATTCTGAGACTCCAAAAGATCCTGTCAATGCGCTGGATAAGGCGAATTCGGCAATCAAGCAAAAACCAGTTGATCAACGTTTAGAACTATTGCAACTTCTTTTGCAGATGTTAAATTCGCAAATTAAGTCAAGAGGGTTTGAACTGTTGGGCAGAAGAATCACATCAGTTCAAGATTTAAATCCAATTAATTGGCAGGCCTTGGATAAAGTCTTTCCTCTTTTGCCCAACCAGATTAAAGCGCTGTTTTTGTCCTTTTCTCTTAATCAAAGCTCCTCAATCAAGAGGAATTATTCCACAGGCCCTGATCCTTTTCTTGACCAGCAATCTGGTGCCGGATTTAGGCTACATTACATGAACTTGGCAAGAATAGAATATTTAGAAGGCTTTAAGCTTAGTGGAGAAACTAAGACTTTTCTTAAATCTCCAAAATGGAAATTATTGAAAAATTTTAATGAAATTAATAGTGAAAAGATTTTGTGCCGGATTGTCCCGCAGGGAAATAATAAACATTATCACTTACCTATTTATAATAAGTATTTTGTGATCGACATCAGTCTATCAGCCGCTAGCGCACAGGAGCTTACAAATGTTACTTCAGCGGCTGCACAAGCATTTGGAACTAATTTAGAGCAACAGGTTTCGTTTGTGAATTTAGAACAAACAAGCGCTACACCTGCTCAAGATGAAGAACCAGTTACAACATTTGATGATTTGTCTGATGTTATTTATTAGCGGAGTTTTTAAAAGATGTCTAGAATAGGCTTAAAAGTACCAGCAACTTCTAAAGGTTTTAAAGTTGAAAAAGTAACTTCGAAAAGGGATAAGCCAAATTTGCCATCTGAGAGCACGAATCTTATTTTAGATGGGCAAGTTTTTCAAACAGATTTAAAATCTCTTTTGGCTTTAGGCTTAGATGCTGGGCTGGCGACTATAGAGTTGGCCACTAGGGCAATTAAAATTAAAGATACTTTAAGACTATCCACTGGAAAATATTGGTTTAGGCAGAAAGATGGAAATGTTTCTTTCTATGAAAAAGGGTTTTCTGCCAATACATTCCCCGAGATACAATTTAATACTAAAATTGATTATGTAGAAAATTCAGATCCTGTTTCTTATCCTTTTGGCTTTTATGAGCAAGAGGTTGTCTTTAAAACAGACAACAAAGAAGTATTAAAGATTATTGATTTATTGCAGACTGGGAAGTCAAATGTTTATTTTGATCATGCTTTCGAGGCACCGATACCTTACTCCGGCAAAGCGCTGGAAAAATATACAGCAATTAAAAACCCTTTCTTCTATGATTGTAATCCGACTTATAATCTGTATGTTAGAGATTATGAAGAAAAGATAAAAGACAATGCCGTACCAGAGCAAATCTTGCCTAATTTAAATGTTGTTTATTTGCAGAGTATTGCCGACAAAAAATTACAACAGTATGAAGATTTAATTTCTCTTAAAGGAAGCGTATCTTCGAAATTAATAGATCTTAAGGGCTCTGTGGAATATTGGAAAAGAAATTCTATAATTAAAAACGCTTCAACGTTTAAATATTTCAAATCTTATGGCAATTCTGTTTTGTCATTTGTAAAGAATGATAAAAATAAGGCAAATTTTGAAACATTGAGAAATAAATTCAAGAATGTGGGTGTAGATCCTGAAAGTGTCAGGCTTTTAAATGAAGCATCAGAATTTAAAGATTCATTCTCCATGTATACTGACATTGGTTTTAAGACAGATGTGGAGACAGATTTTGCTGATTTCATGAAAAAAGCAAATTTATCAGACATTCTTTTGACTCAAATAATGAATTTAAAAACAAAAGCCGAGTTTTATTTTGCAAATAACAAAGAAAAGATCTTGAGAAGAAAAAACACTAGCATCTTAGATGTGTCTGATTTATATCAAAAGATGACAGAGTTTTTAAAGCAAAATAAATTAAGTGACTTGGAAAAGCTAGACAACAGCGACGAGTCAATAATTTTATTTCTAGAAGATGAGATGGGGCCCAAAAAGACTGCCAAATTTTTAAAATCTTTATCACTCGTTTTGATGGGTGGCAAAATGAAAGAATTTGCAAAAACAAAATTTAGAGATTTTGAAGACATTATGACTGGCGCCTTGTGTCATTCGGAAGTTCTTTTGTACAGAATTGAGAAAACGGACGAGACAGGCAAGGTAATACAAAATACTTTCATTCCAAACTCTAGTGAACTTGACATTGTAAAATTTATAGACTCTCAGGTTAAATATGGTAAAAAGTATAGTTACAATGTTTATGCGCATTATTTTGTTGTTGGTACAAAATATTATTATGATGAAGTTGCAAATAAAAAAGGGCCAAAATTTAAATTTGCGGGTGGCGGAAAACCAAAGAAACACGGGAAAAGACAAGATAAGTTTATTCGAAAAAACAAGCTTATTGGCGCCAAGGGCCCTTACTATAAAAC